AGGCTCTATACCGCCCATCTGTCTAAGTGATTCTCTAAGGTCAGTGCTGTGTGACTTTGTCATAGACATACTGTTAGTGAACTTATCCATTTGGGTTTGAAGTGCTTTCATATTTTTCTGCGCTTCTTGACTATATCTCTTAAAGTTCTCCATCGCATCGACGGACCTTGGGTCAATTTCTCCATCTACCATTGGCTCCCCTCCAGTGGTGGGACAGTGTCATACCCCAAGTAGACTTTGTTTTCTGAGACCTGTTCTTCTCCCTGCATAGCCTGTGCCCAATACAAAAGTTGCTTAGCATCATCTATCTCCAAATCTCTAACCTCCTTTATTCCCATTCCGTAGTGTGTCATTAGTAGATATTCCATTCCTTCTTTTTGAAAGCGAAGCCGGTCAGTTACTGTTCTCCCGTAGACGAACCGTTTGATGTTGCCAACTTCGCTTCCCGAAAAACTAGCCAACCCATAACTTCACTAGGCGTTAATCCTTCGATGTCTATGTAGTCGTCGCAGACTAACCACTTTTCAAAAGCATGTCTCCAGTATTGTGAGAAATCCATTGTACCATCCATAAGTAACGGCGCAACTGCTTGTACATCAAAGAATGTCAAGCGTTTTGCTGTAATTTCTAAAGGTCGGCCATTTATTTTTATTTTATTCTTCTTCGGTGACATACTTACTCACTTCTTTATCATTCGATGCAGCCTCTTCTGAGGGGGCATCATTAGCAAGGTGGGCGAACGGGTCGTCGCTGGCTTTCCCTGCTTCGGGGTCAAAGAGGTATTCTCCTCCTTCTTCTTCTTCTTCTTCTGCCAAATCTACTACAGGCGAGTGAAGGTTTTTCCAAATCTTCAACGGCATAGTATCATCTCAACAGTGGTAAAGCGTATCTTCGCTTATGACTTTTAGGTTCCTAGGCTCTAGCCTAATTTTAGAATGCAACAATCCCTTGTCATCAGGGACAGGTATAGGTGCTGCGGTAATAATATAATCATCTAATAATATCCTCATAGACTGTACAGCGGTGTTATCAGAAGATAAATCAGCGGTAGCAGTCGCCGGTTTAGTGAAGTAAAGATGGATTAAGTTTCCAGTGGAACCTACTGTGCCGCTCTGTTCAATGTGAGTTCTTAATTGGTGGAATAGTGTAGCATCAGTTAAGACTACATCTATTTCCATCTCAAACTCTTCACGACCTTCACGGATAATTGAAGCATTTCGTGTACCGCCGTAAGGTACTTGTTTAAGGCTTAGTCCTGTACCAGTATCTGTGCTTTCTGCAACAGGGTTGCTTTGAATTGTATGGAATACTTCTACTCCAGTCTTACCTCTCAATTCAAACGCACTTACATATCCTAAACTAGAGCCGAATGCTTCTACGCTTCCGTTGTAAAACATAAACGGTTTCTCTGTACCGCTCGCTATGCCGGAAGCCTTTCTTGATGTTTCGTCAGTAGCAACATTTTGGAACATACGATGAGAATTATACCTGTCACCTTTGTGCGACGACTCAAGTCTACCCGTATCTGTATAACAGGAGAGCGCATCAAAGATGCACCTGTACTTGAGTTCAGCGTCTACAGTTGAGGACAATTCCCATTCTACTACTTTGCAGCCTCTAAAGATGCGAGTCAGTTGCTTACTGTCTGTAGAACCACCCGGTGCATTTACACCGTCTCCTGTTTCAGCATAATAAGAACCTACATCTCTGTTTCTAATACTGTGCTCTATACAGAAAGAAGGAATAGTATCTGCTGAAAAGAATAGTTTCCTTACAGGCCACTCTACTAGATTAGAAGATGATATATGAGGTCCAGCACTATTAGTAGTGAAATACCTTCTGATTCCAACAGGGTCGTTTGAGTGAGCAAATTGCCAAGGGTCATCTACGAATATCCTATAGCCGCTACTCAGAGCCTCGGCTGCAACTATGCGCCTGCACTCACTTGTCTCTGCCCACTCAAAGTGATGAGCGTCAGAACCTAAAGTACTGTTTGTGGATGCAAGATTAGCGCCCGGAGGCCAGTACTTGCTAGTAGCCAAAGAAGGTGCTTTGTATGTTGTAGTAGGGCTTCTTGTAGAATCCTTGATTATAATATATTGACCTACGACATAGTCCTCATCCCCTGCCGTCAGATTTAATGTAACTGAACCAAAGTTCAAATCGGGTATATCAATGTAAGTTTGACCCGGAGACACAGTGTAAGTAAAGTCAGTTTGGTCAGAGCCCATGACCTTACCACAGTTGTAAGCATCTACGACTTCTCTACCAAGACTGTAGTATAACCAGCGAGGATTGTGCAAAGGCATCTCAAGCGCTCCGCCCATATGATGTACTTTGCCTGTCTGCTGTACTGCTGCTTGTCTACCAAGCCCTACGACATGGTATTTGTGAAGGTCAACCTTTGTGTCAGGTAAAGTCATGAAAGAAGCCAGCCCTACAAACTGGTCTATTAGACTAATCTCCTTGGAAACTTTAGCCTGAGAGTTTAGTGAAAACTCGGTGCTTGCCGTAATCGTAGGCATACCTAAAGAATGAATGGAAATTATATCAGTACTGGAACTAGTAACATTCCCACCTAGTGCAGGTACAATCTTAATCTTAGTATATGTGTCAAATGTATGGTCTACGATACTGAAAATCTTACCATTTAGGCCGTCATAATAGTGACTTGCAAAGGCACCACTAGTACCATGAAAAGTCATCTTTGTACCAATCAACATGCCTACAGGCACAGACAGGACACCAGTGGTGCTGTGACGACCTATTGTACCGTTAACGCTTCCAATAGCCCCACCGAATACAATTTCTGTATAATCTGTATAGTTAGTAGCGACCCATGTAAAAGGCTGGCCGTGCTCTAAGTGCAGGCCAGTCTCGTGACCCATAGTGACTTCCGAGACATCTCCCTTGTAATGTGCGCCAAACCCACTCATGGTATCGCCTCCGCAAGTATCACTACTTCTACTTGGAATGTATGTCTGAATAGTTTCTTAGTTCTGTCACTCAAATCTGTACGAGTCTTGAGAATCATGCGGTCAAAGTTAACTCCATCTCCCTTTCGTGACACATGGATTATGCGACGCATCTCATCTTCCATTTTACGCAACCTTGAGCGACCCTTTGCGGTCCTCATGTCTACTGTGATGTTTACACGAGTTGTGACGAAATTATAGAATAGGTCAGGGACTTCTTCGTTAAGTGCAGTTTCATAGCATAGGATATAGTCACTACGCTCTAAGTCCAAGCGCTTACCACGCTCAGGCCCTTCGCTGGCTATGTCTAACACAATCGGCTTGATGTTGTCAGAGTTTGCTCTGTTCCAGCCAGTAGAGTCGCTGGCAGCAAAGTTAGCCTTTAGCATATCAACAACTGTCTCAAGAGGCTCTTTCCATGTAGCCGTCACGAGAATACCACCACTTCTTTGTAGCGGCTTAGTATCTGCATTGCTTCTTTTCTGTACAACTGTATCTTAGAGCCGAGGTCGACATTTTGAGAGCCTTCGGGGATGAGTACGGAACGGTCATCTGACATAAGTAAGTCAGCAGCCACTAACTTAGTAGCCGCTTCTTCAATAGCCTTTTCCAAATATCGCTCGCCATAAATGTAAGTAGCCTTTACAGCATTCCACTCAAAGAATGGATAAGAGTTGTTGAAGTAAATGATTCCCATTTCGTGGTCAAGCCACCAGTCGCCCAGCCTCGCTTGCTCGCCAACTCCACCTTGCGTTTCGACTGTAGTCTCTCCTGTAACTGCGTCTACGATTGTAGTCGAGCCTGTAGATTGAGCACCTATGTCAGTCTTGAACTTGTGTTGAGTGACAGTAACCGTACCATTGCCCGGATAATTACCATGTATTTTGAAACCTGAATCTAAGAAATTATTGGCTCTATCGTGGGCTGTATAACCTATGATTCCTAAACTACCATCAGTGCTTTCCAAAGTTACCAATCCGAAGTCTACAAAGTCAGAAGAGTCGGTAAAGGTAAGTCTGACATTACCATCATTAGTTATGTTACTTAGTACACCAGTTTTAGTCACTGAAGTGGTTTGAGAGATTTGCAACTTGGTTAAATCGCTACTAGCAATAGTAGCAGTTTCCCCACCTTTAGTTTGTTGCATGCTAGTAATCTTTAACTTGCCGTTACCGTAATCAGAGTTAGCCGAAGCCAAGAACTCGTCATTCACATTGATATTTACATTTCCTGATGCGCCGGGCTGAGTGTAAGTAGTCCCGCCCGGACTTGCATTTCCCGATGCGGCTGTAGCAGTTGTAAAACTCACAGCACCTCTGCTAGTCCTGTCCTCTTTGTTGATTAGGTCTGCAAGGTTTTGAGCGGTGGTCACTTTGTTAAAATTGGCTTCCCACTGTTGGGTACCAGTACCTGCTGCCAATTTAGCAAATCCTCCTCCTCCGGGGCAGAGTACAAGTGCACCTCCAATCATCCCTTTGTAATCTAACAAGTTTAACCTAGCCTCTGCACTAGCGAGTTCTCTGTAATCGTCTCCTTGCCACAGTTCGATTCTCAAGATTTGTTGAACATTCCTAAACAATAGGGGGGTAGTACCTACATAGTCAGTGTAGTATCGCCTTCGGTAAGGCTTGTATGTGTCGAAGTTGATGTATTCTGCGACTGCAAGGTAAGGTCTCCAAGCGTTGTGAGTAAAGTTATCAATGCGGTCTTGAACCTCTTTGATGCGTTGCTCGACTGTAGATTTCTTCATTCCACGAGTCTTGCCGTTAGTGAACGATGCTTGGTTTTGAATGTAAGTATTAAGGGCTGTTGTAAAAGTTGCCTCTACAAAGTCAACAGTGACAGAATCAAATGCTAACTTAACTCCGCTAGCACCACCATCTGTAATAGCAGTGATTACCCTCTCATCACCAAGTGCGGAACTGTCGCTGTAAATTAGTATAGTATCTCCTACTGCAAATCCGTGACTTCTGTAATCTGCACCAGTGACATATACACCATCGTCTACCGAATTAGCACTTGCTAAGACCGCTTCGCCCGGTCCAATGCCGAGTAAATCCGCTACTTTTTGAGCGGTGGTATATACTATGCCATCAGGGTCAAGAGGTCTTGTTTCAGCCTCACCGGGAGAGAATACTGCTGGCATGTTTCATTCCCCTCACCTAAGCCACGCTATACCTCTTCAATAACCCTGTCGCCAAAGATTACATCTCCTTCTTGCCTAAATTGAAATCGATGTGGGCTCCACAAGTTCTACACTTGTCAACCCAGCAAAAGTAAAGCATTCCGCAACTCTTGCATCGAGTGCCTGAACCAATGTTCAGTACATCGCCTGCGTTCTTGTTACGGTTCCTTTGCTTGAGAGTGAGCCCGTCTAGGGGCTTATCTTCGTTAGTTCTGACTGCTGCGCCGTATGATTCGTTAAGACGAATGCCACGCTTCTCTAAGCGCTTTATGTCATCGAGGCCAAGGCTACCGAATCCTTCCACTTAATCACCTCATAGATAAGTGATTAATATGTAGTAATTTCCTAAGACTAACATTGGGTCTGATGCTACTAGGCTAGAAGTAGTAAGGCCAGTCAATGTACCTACATCGCTTTCTATTAAAGCCAGCAATGTGGTCTTATCTGAAAATTGTCTAGGAGAATAAGGTCCTACCAGTTTGAACTTTGGTTCTAATGTTGCCATCTAATCACTTCCTTCCAATTATTATACCTGATGTTTTGCCTTCGATTGTAGAAGTTATTGTGGCCGCAGCGTTATCTGCTTGCTTTAGAGTCACAGTGGTACCGCTTAATTCTACACAAATTGGTATGTGTAACTCAAAAGGATTACTACCGTTATCAAATGTACTACGGGCAAGGGTTGCCTGACCAACAGGGTTAACCACTACGCTGTAAATCTCTCTCATGTATGGCGATGCATCAAGAGTTACTGCTTGGTTCTCATCAGATTTGAATGCCACTATTATTAGCCCATTGACATTAGTAGGGTTATCAAATGTTACTGCCATTAGCCCTTCCTCCCTATTGCTATGAAGTGGCCTGCTGCCGTAGCGCCGCCACCCACCGCTCCACCGAATAATGTAACTGATGTGCCGCTTGTTCCTGTTATGTGACAGCCGTCAGGTGTTGGAACATTTCTATTCACACTACCACCTGCTTCGTTATCGCATCCTATAGATGTGACTGGAGTGGCAATCCCTGTTGGTAACATTAACTGTACGCTATCAACTATCCTCATGTAAGGGCTTAGGTCTATAGTAGTATCAGAAGCAGCGTATGTGCCTCTAATCATAACTTGGTCTCCGAGATTTACTGGTCTCGTTTCAAAAACTACTGCCATTATGCTCTCCTCCCATAAATCATTAACTTGCCAGCACCATTGTTTGTGCCGAAGCCTGAGCCTCCGCCTAGTATAGTGAATGACCTTCTGTCAGTACCAAGAATAGCCTGAGTCGCCGTATTCGTGTTACCTGCCGTTAGCATGTTAACATTGGTAGGTGCTTCAGTATTCATTACAATTATCGCATCTATCAACATACCGGGCACTTTGATTGGAAGTGACGCTGCCACATCCGTTTCTGCAGCAGTATATTCTGCTGTTAGAATAATTCTGTCACCGAGGTAAATCGGTCTTTTGTCAAAGGTCACTGCCAAGGTTAATCACCTCAGCGTGTTCCTATTGCCATCCAAGTACCGCCACCACTACCTGCTTCTGTAGCATGTGCTGTTGTTCCGTTGATGGAAGTCACCATTGCTCTTGCTGTAGCGTCTGCCTCATTACATGCAAAGAATATAATCTTTGAAAGATGTGAAGAAAGGTCTACTGAAATAGTATCGCCGTTTGCAAATGTTCCTGTTATTACTACCAAGTCACCAATTACATGTGGTCTTGGGTCAGTTGTTATAGCCATGATTATTCATCTCCTGATGATTCATCCACTGGGTCTTCGACTATAGTCTCTTCGACTATTTCTTCGACTACAGGCTCAGGAGCAGGCGGGTTGAGAGTGGTCTTTACCATGTCGAGCAATTTGCTCTTGGTAGTATATCCACTTACAACCTCGCCTTTTCCTTTAAGCCATGCACTTATGTCTTTCTTAGTCCAACCGCTGTCAGGGAGTCCGTCGTTTCCAGCGTCTACAGTAACACCTTCATCGCCTTCAATTTTGAAGTGCTTAGGTGCTGCTCTGTATCGTGCGTTGTGGTTAAGCCATTCCTGACTAACCTCGACAGGTTCTCCTCTAACCCAGTTTCCATTCATACCAAGCATGCGCCTGTACATGTACGGACCTAGATAGGTTATAGTAGGCAAGTTTCCTCACCTCACTGAACTATCATCCAGCAAGTTACTAAAGCATCAGATGTTGAAGTTACTTTGAACTTAGCCGCAGGCTTTGATACGCCCGCTGAATCGTTAGCACTAGATGTACCAATTGCTTCTTTTAGCGTTACACCTGCTGCAGCAGTACTGTTGTCTCCAATTATTACTGCTAGGATTTTCGTTGCTGCTCCTTCTAATACTAGAGTTTCATCATTAGCAAGGTTAGTTGTGAATCTTCCACACACTAATTTAGCCCCTGCTGTTGCTGCTCCGCCAGTGTTACTTGCTGTAAATCCAGCCAAGGAACCCGGATAAGTACCCGCAATACCTGCGTTACCCTTCAACCACTCGGTGTCAGAGTTCAGTGTACCTGCATAAAGGTCAAGACTAAAATCTTCTGTAAAGACTCCGCTTCCACTTGTTGTATATGTTATCGTATTTGTCATATCATTCATCTCCTATTATTTATCACAGTTAACCTCAAGACAAGTCTCGGATTGAACCTTGACCTCCAAAGAAAGTAGTCCAAACTTCACCCATTGTGCGGTAAAGTCCTTCCTGTCCAAGCCTGTTAACAGCGAATGGGTCTCCAGTCTCGATACCGGACTCAAAGTATTGAGTTGGTTTCGCAGTACTGTAGTATAGGTAATCTGTGTCTAAGCAGTAGATTCTGCTAATACCGTCAGTTTCAGCAGTTACATCCTTAGATGGGATAATTGGGACACCGTTGTAAGTTGCGACTATAAATCCAGCCTCAACACCCGGTACACCTTTGACACCGTTGTAAGTTGGTACAACTCTCTTCTCTTCCATGAATCTCTGCTGAGACTGTAGAAGTTGCTGAATACGCATTAGAGTGTCATATCCTGTTAGCATAACCTTAGGGTTACCACCACGAATCCAGATTTTCTGGAACATTTCGTCAAGATGGTCAAGGGATAATACTGCGTTACCTGAACGAGTACCACTTGCTGTATTAGCCAAGACTACTTCTGCATCAGACCAAGTGTTAGCACTTCGGTCAATGCTGTAGATGTCAAGGTCAGTAGCAGTGCTTGCGTGAGCCACTGGAGGGCTTGCAGTTGAAGAACCGCTTACATCCATTGCAGCAGCGCTTGCAGTAACACGGTCCAAGGACTCGATGTCGTTACCTGCAGGTGTGTCTACATCCTGTGTTAGCATTTGGTTGATGTGCTCAGCGTGGTGCTTACCCATCTCTTCCTTTAGGACAGAGCGAATGTCGCCCAGTCCGTCATCCTTGTCATTCAAGAAGATTGCAACTTCAGACATATCGAATGTGTGTGCGATAGTCTTAGGCTTTGCAGCAATGTTTTGGAATGTAGGCTTGGTAGTCTCAGGAAGTGTTGCGTTCTCTGCTACTCCGCCACCGACTGCTGTCGAAGGCTTTGCAGTTACAACTCTCCATCCACTGCGGTCCCAAGGCTTCTTAGGTAGAATGGAGAATGCGTTGAACTCTTGGTTCAACTGACTCCATACTTTGCGTCCGTAGATTGCTTGGTATGTACCAGCGGTTGTGCTCAATAGTGGAGCATCTGCTTTCAATAGTTCGCTTCCACTGTAGGTGTAGCCCATTGAACTACCTGCTCCGTAATAGTAGCGTTCCATATCGTTAACTGTTCTCATGTAATTTCGTGCCATGTCAATTCCTCCTTATTTATTCCCAAACCGTCCCTGCGAGACTGTGTACTTCGTCCCACGACATATTTGCTAGTTCCTGTGTAGATGGTATTTCTACGGTGGAAGATGAATCCGACTTGCGGATAGTTGATTCTGCCGGAGCAGTACTAATGTTGTCAATGCGATTGCTTAGGTCAGAAAGCGCCTTTTCAATGTTAGATAGTGGTGTACGAGCGTCGAACTGTGCTGCTGCACGAGCCTCTGCTTCATGGTTAAGTTCCTTAGAAAGGCGGTCACTGAATACAGCGCCAAGGTTACCCTTGAACTGCTCTTCTAGTGCTGCAGCCTTGTAAACTTCATATGCAGCCTCAATATCTGTTGAAGATACATTAGTTGGACTTAGATAACCTTTAGCAACTTCTTTGCCGGAGTTAATCTTTCCAACTGCTCCAGTTGATGGTGAACCATTTTCTGTTGCACGGCCTTTAACTTGGCCTGCAAAGTAGTCTGCTCCATCTCCAATCTGTTCAGGGGTACTGCCGAGGTTAGCCTTTGCAACATCATCAAAGTGAGTCCTTGCGCCGGAAATGTCTACGCCCTGAGATTTCAGAGTGTTTTCCATCCAGTTAAGGTATTCGCTTGTGATAACATCTGAGTAGCCATCGCTCTTCTGTGCCATATCGTGTCCTTGTCCATACATTGCTTCTTTTTCATCTTTGTCAGCCATTCGCTCACCTTTGTCTTTCTCAGTTTTTTTGTCATCGCCTGAATTAGATTCGTCCTTTTCGTCCTTTTCGTCCTTTTCGTCTTTCGGCTTTAGGAAAGGAGGTAATTCGCCCTTCTCCATTGCGTCCATACGATGGTTTAGTCTATCCAATACAGTAGATAATTCGCTTAATGCGCCATTTTCGTTTGTCATGCTTGTGTCCTCCTTTAGTATTCTAAAAGTTGCTTCAGGGTTGATGCCCTTTTCACAAATAGTCACTTCGTGTAGTTCCAGTTTGGAGATTTCAGTGTAGTCACCATGTTGTTGGTCACTCTTTCGCATTCTCTTGAATGCTTGTCCTCCAATACTGAAGCCTCTTAGTGCTCCTTTGCGAATCTCACTGGCAACTTCTCTTGCCTTTTCGATGTCATCTCTTAGTTGGATGACTACGAACATACCAGCGTCATCAACGCCGGATTTCCATACACGACCATCAGAGTCTGTGTACTGTGGTATTACACTACCAACTTGTATGTTAGAGTGTGCGAGTTGTACATTGCGGAACCCGTCAGCCTTCATGAAGTCGCCAAATGCGTTCTTCAATGCTCCACGGGTAATTAGGTCGCCTTGCTTATCTACCATCTCTACAGATGCGTAGCCAGCAATTACGAGGTCATTGTCAGCCTTGACTATGCTAATACTACCCGTGTGGTTAACAGGGGATGTACGCAGGGTCATCGAGGCCGACATTGTTTCCACCAAATCTGTTCATACTATTTAATCAAGTACGGAATGTGGCAGAGTCGGGTGTTACTTCAAGAGTGCCCTCTTCTAAGGGTATAGTCATATGCTTAGCAGGCTCTTCGTCCTTCGTTCCCGGCTCTATAGAGTAATCTTCACCGGGGCGTTTTCTAGTATCAAAGTCAGGCATTGTCTTAGAATCGTGTAGGTTAGTCGGACCAGTAGGCGATTCTATAGGAGTAGCGTACCCTATGCCTAATCCCATAGCACCTGTGCTAGATTGACCAACTGCTCCTACTCCACTCTTTAGTATCTTTTCAACCAGTACTAATCCTTTGACAAGTATCTTTCTTTTCTGTTCCTCGTCCCACCAATCAGTACCTTTGACTTTCTTAGGCTTAACTAGAGGTTCCCCCGGCTCTACTGAGTCGGTAGCAAATCCGCCATTTTCGTTTTCTTCTTCTCTAATGTCTAAGTCTGCCTTTAACAAAGCACCCGCAACTGGACTCCAGTATTCTCTTTGACTTTCAGACAAACGGATGAGATAAGAGTTGGAAGCCAGCGGACTATGTACTGTCCACATACTACCAGTCTGTGTACACTTGTACAGCACATCTCCTTGAGGCATAGTTACTCTGATACCAGTACTGGCTCTCGATACTTCGCATAACCACTGCGAAGATTCGGACTTAGCAAGTAAACCTAGGGTTTCTTGACTAACAAGTCCTTCTCCTTCTGCTTCCTCTTTGATGTCGGTAGATGTAACAGTGTACAGTTTCTGACCATTAGCGGTTTCAGATTCGCCTACATTAGATACATTGACACTAACATGGTCTCCTTCGTTATACTTTTCAGAACTACCAAAGGCTGCACCTACATCCATGTAAGTCTCTCCGCCTGATTCAACTGCTCTATCACCCAAGTCATCTTCTTGTGTAATTGGCCCAGTGCCTAAGCGGTATGTGTAAGGTCCTTCGCCTCTTCTTTCAAGTACTCTCAGTACCACATCACTACCTTCGTTAAGCATAACCCATTTAGGATGACGCATTTCTCCTACCATGTAAGTAGACTTAGCGTCTCGTAAAAGCAACTTGTCATGTTCTTTCTGCAGGTCTTCTACTATTAGTTCAAGGCCTGCATCGTCTGTAAGCCTTGTATCGCTGGCACTTGGAACATGTATATTCTCTACTCCTTCCATGCCGCCTCTTAGAATCTTAATACGGTCATCTAGTAATGTATCGTGTACTTTCTTGTCATCGTATTCTAATACATCAAAGATGTAGTAACCGTCTTCTGTCTTTATGACATCAGCGTGGAAATTGTTATCTGTAACTTTCTTGAAGTTCTCTTTATCTTCATCTGACAATGTGAACGGTTTGGCTGAGATTTTATCATCATCTTTCTTTACGAATCCTCTTTCACCTTCAGGCATTACTGAAACCAACCAGTCGCCTGTAAAGCCACGAAGGTGCTCTAAGTCTTCTAATTTGAATATACGATGCATCGGTTGTAGAAGAGGTACTTCTTTTCCAAGTTCTTTTCTGATTATGTCAGGGTTAGTTAAAGACGCTAATCCCATTTCGGACTTAGCAGTTGCTTCGGTGTCAGAACCATGAATATAACCTTCCCCAGTCATATGCTTATGTGGCCCCAACCTGTCATTATGTATTAGTTGCTCAGCAGTCATCCCGTCATGGTGTGTGTAATCAGGGTGCAACATATGTGATAAGTGAGGGGCGATTGACTCAAATATATTTTGTAGCGGATTTAACAAACGCATTTTTCTTCTACTGTCTTTGAGTGTAACCGTACCATCAGGTGAGATACTGTAATCGAATGAAGGTGTTACTCTTTCTCCAAACTCATGCCTTAGACCATTAGAATTGTAAATACTAGGGACAGAATGTGAGTTTGGGCCGAATGCATCTATAGGTACTTCGCCAAACCCAATCTGACTAGTACTGACGCTTTGCGCTTCTTTAGGCTCAATGTTAGGGTCACTGAATAACAAAGAGTTCAAAACCTGCTGTGCATTGTAAGCCTTGGAAGTTCTCTTTCCGTCTTTACTTTCTTTCTTTTTACCTGACCTTTCTTTAGTAGGTTCGCTTATACGGTGGTCAGAACTATGAGCGGTGTGATAAAGAAGACCTAATTGCTCGTTTAGTTTGTCAATATCAGCCTTTGCGCCTCTTCCTTTTCCGCCCTCATGAGGCTTTACATGGCTAGAAATCTGAGTGGTCAATTGCAACAACTCTTTGTTAGCCTTAGGGCTTCTAGTTTTGAGCATGTCAATCTCGTTTTGGAAATCCATGTCAGGGTCTACTTTGCCAGTAGCCTTCAGATACTGACCTACTGTCATAACAGGGAGTTGGAAATTAGGGTCATTTCCTGATTCTACAAACTTCTTTTCAAACATGTTAAGGAAATTAGTGATAGTATGCTGCACATGTGGGTTAGAATCATAATCAGGTAGCCCTAATTTTTCAACAAGACCTTTGTAATCCATCAAGTCCTTTATGCCCATCTTGACAGGGCTATCATGCACTACTTGCTTTATGTCACTAGACAGTGCTGCACCGGGCATTGCTCTCTCAACCGCATGGTCATCTATACCCATTGTAGTCAGACCGTGTGCTTCATGAGGTGCAATATGTGCATAGTCGTTAACCATTTTAGCGAACATTCTAACATTTGCTTCTAAGGTCTCAAGAGGTAAACTGGGGTCGAACATTGCATCATAATCTGATTCACTAACAATTCCTTTGTCTATCATTATACCAGCAAGGTCTTCAAATGCTTTAGAGGTGTGGTGAAACTGTTCATATTCTAAATCAGATGGATTATAATTTAATTGAGTAGGTGTACCTTCTACGACGGCTCTATTTTTGTGAGAGATTTCTTCGTTCAATTTATGAAGTTCTTGCTCTAAGCGACTTCTATCTTCCTCAGTTAAATCTTCACCTTCAAAGGTAGGAGTCGGTTCATGTCTTTCTTCAACAGGAGTTCCCCTCCTGTGAGATTCATCAAAGGTTATTTGCTTACCTGCTTTTAATTGCGCTTCTATCAAGCCTGCTTTTTCTTGAAGAGTATGTAACTCGTCTTCGTCTTCTGAGAAAAAGGGCTCGGCAGCGGTGTGCATGGACAGTCGTTTGTCCTCTTCTTCTGCCATCGACGCAGCGGGGTTAACAGTTGCTAAGTTTTCTGAATACTGTCTGCCCATCAAAGACCGATGTTGAGAGGGGTCGTGAATAAATCGCTGATTTAGTCTTTCTAATCGACGCTCGTGCGCTCCTTTAATTGCTTCAATATGCTGCGCTTTGATTTCTTCCGAGGTAAATGAGTGCTTAGTCCCATCTTCAAGTGTATATGTCTCAGGCTTAGGGTTACTCGCCTCAACATTAGCCAACTGTATTCTTAACATTCTGTCCAAACTATCTTTGTAATTTTCTACATCTTCTTCAGTTTTGAGTGATATACCTTCAGGGTCTTTTGTCTCTAAGTCCTTTAGGTCTTGGAGTCCGTCAAATGTAGTCATACCTGTTCTTTCATTAGATGCGGCTGTTAGTCGCTGTATACCCGTACCCGGACTCAAGGCAGGGCTAGCCACTCTCCACATTGAGCCAATTCTATGATAAGTATGGGCATTCGCTTTGATTTTTTTACCATACTCATAAGCGCCTCCTTTACCTGTAAATGGATTACTGGTAGCCAAAGCGCCTCCTTGCATTCCATTAGTTAATATCTTGTGTAGGCGCCTAGCCTCTTTGACATCATTCCTTAACCTAGCCTCATGATATTGGTCATAAATCCTATTCATGAAAGCAGGGCTATAAGAAGAAGAATGTCTCATAACTTGTATAGCCGGTACAGAACCCTTCACTCTTGAACTATATCTCTTGTTGTGAGGGTTTCCAGTAACACCGTGGTGCCCCTCGCCTTCGTCTCCTGTCAAAGCAACTGTCTGCTCTTTGCCCCCAACATTCATTCTAGTCAATTCGTGATTGGGTTGTCCAAAGTTACCAGTAATTCCTAAAGTATGATTACCACCCGGTACTAGTGAGCCGTCGCTTGGATTATATTCGTGACGAGCATTAATGTGCTGTTTACTTCTTGAAAATAACAAACTATCTTCTTGCTTGTGTTTGTTTCGCCTAACCTTGTAACCTATGCCCGCATCCCGTCTTTCTTTTTCTGCAAAATGTTCATCATAGTCAAACTCTTTTTCTTCTTCTTCTTTTTCAGGCTCAAGTTCTGCTCCTTCATCAGGGTCATACAACAAAGATGCTTGATGCAAAAGGTCAAACAGTTGGTTAGGAGGCTTAGCCATGCCCCCTCTTACCCAAGGTTTCTGCCAATATGTACTGAGCGTTTCGTGAGGCTTATCGTCACCTTCTATAACATACTCAGGGTAAGTATTGTGGTCAATGGCGTCACCTACCATGAAAGCAGTTTCGTTTTCAGTTATGCGACGATTAAACTCTTGTTTCTTTTTACTTCCAGCCAACTTAACAAGTTTAGTAACTTCCTCTTGGCTAATAGGCGATTCAGAAGATTTCCAATCGTCGTAAAGAGGATGTTCGCCGTCAGAGTATATGTTGCCATCATTGTCTGCATTTAACAAAAGCATGAGCATTTCTCTGTTTATTCCAGCGTATTTATCATCAGCAGACCTTCTATCAGTTCCTTTACTAGGCTTAGACCTAGAACGAAACTGTATGCTTTTCCCGCCATTAGCAAAGGTAGCCTGAACGCCCTTTACTTGTGCTTCCGCTTCAGTTGCTTCATCAGTATGAATGTAAGGCTTACCTACAGTAGATGGGCTGCCGTTCATACCGGCCCTGTCCATCATATAATTCATAAGTAACTCATAGGTGTTACCTTTGCCCATAGTAGTGCTTTGAGTCAAAGTATCATACCAGTGATGCGGTGAGACAAACTCAGACCTTTCAGGCATTGGTTTTCTTTTCTGCCTTCCAGCATTACCGGGCATGCTTGGGTCTCTTACCCAGTGGTCATACATTCCCGCAAACCTTTGGTCAAAACTGCGCTTAATTCTAGGCATCCAGTTAATAAACTGATGTCCAGTGTTATTACCATTAAACGCCTCCCGATAACCTTTGTCTCCAAGGTGTTTGTAAAAGTCATTTCTATGTTCAGGAGTCATCCATTCCAAACCAAACATATAGTCCCAAAATCCTAAGTTCTGTTTCCACTCTTGTTTCTTCTCATTGATGTGAGAGAGTCTTATTCGATGGTCTATTTCATCAGCAGAATAGCCTTCATTTTCTAACTCAAGTCTTCTGTTAGCAATTGCTCTGTCATTACTAGCGTCCCAATTAGCAAAGTCTTTTTCATAAAGTGCTTGCATAGTTGACAAACCGTCAATTTCACCATAGTGTGAAGGACTTAGTAAAAAATCATGACCCATTTCACTATTGTGCTCATCCCAAGCCAACTCTTTGTGATGGTCTTTTTGGCTCTGAGCCTTGCCACCCATCCACCCATTGGCACCCGGATTTACATAGAAGTCACCTACATGTTCATGCATCATACCATGTAGTGGATTGAAGTCAGGGCCAAAGAAATCGTGAGTGGCGTAAGGGTCGTCAGGGTCACCATCTACCATTTCAGGATGATAGCCTGACAAACCTTGTCCGGGTTCAGGCGGAACTATCCTACCGTCTCTGTAAGAGCCATCTACTAGTTGTTGACCCATAAGCAAGTTATTCATACTAACTTGAGTATAGTCAGTAGTCCTTAGCGGCACACCTCCTTCCATTTCTTGCTGAAGGTTCAGGCTGCCCCCCGCAGACTGTTCGATGCCCCCCTCTCCGTATCGCTCATCCTTCATAACATGGTAAACCATCTTAACGAGAGCAGTATCGTCTGCGCTAAGGACATAGCCCTTACGCTGAGCGCTAATTGAACTAAAGTAAAACTCAGCAGCGGAGTCGGCTTTATCTATGCCGTCAGAAAGGGACTTTAGGAAATAGTATCTTGACCTGTCAAGAATGTCTAATGGTCCTTCTCTCATTTGCCATCACCCGCCGTTTAGTTTTAACGGCGAGTTTTAGCACCTTCACCTTTCTCATTTATTCTATAAGAGGTGTGGTCTTTGAATGCAGTAGGGTACTGTGTCGGTTTGTCAAGCACCTTGCTGCTTTCTGAAGTAGCGCCTGCGTTCTTGACATCTTCTGACTCAGGGATTACATTGTTAGTATTATACTGAGCGTTAGGAACTTTACCTCTTGCTGTTTCAAACCTAGCGTGTCCTACAGTAGAGCCTTCCTTTTGGTTACTGTACAGAGGCTGACTAGACTGTTCTGCCTTTTGTATACGCTCTTCCAAAGACTTTGCTTCTTTCAACATAATTTCTAATTGCGATGTCTTGGCTTCAAATCGTGGCTTCATATTATCACTCCATTCCTAACTGGTTACCTACTGCGCCTGAACTCTTTGCTTGCTCAGCGAGTGCGTGAATATCTGCCCATTCCGTTTTGTGAAAATCTGCGTTAGTTCTAGGTACTGATAGGTCGTCTCCATCCATGCCTTTTAGAATTGTATCTCCAACTTCTTCTCTGAACCCATCATCCAATACATCGTGTGGCCTATGGGTAGAGCCTGTAACAAAGCCTGCCTTTTTCAAGAGGGTTGCTGGATTATTCATCATCTTCCTCAACTCTCTATTCTCGGCCTTAATCGTCTGTAGGCTTTCGTCCATATTTTCCATTTTGCTAATCAAAGCACCCATTAGGCGCTCAGCGACATTTTCCCTCTCGTCACTCATTTAATCACCTCAAAGGGTGCGGTTAGACAACCGCTGGTTAATGTTACCAAATCTGTTAGTTCTGATAGTTCCCGGCAACACATTGGTTGTACTTTCATGAACAGTCTGAACTTCATTAAACTTCATAACCGGCACTCCGCCAGCAAATCTATCATTGACTCCGATTGATTTTTCAATCTTAGTAACTGCCTTTTCTACATCGTTACTAAGATAGTCTGCATACTTTGTAATCTCGTTAATATGAGAGCGAGCAGTGTGTGCATCTTGGTCATCTAGTGCTTTGTAAAATGCGTCAATGTGTGTACGCATCTTGCGAGCCATTGGGTCCAATTTCTTCAGGTCCATGCGTTAGCCACTCTCCCACTTAACTTTAACCTTACTCATGCCCCTTTGAAATTACGGGCATCTAGTATACTTTGACTGGCTTGTTGAACTCCGCCCATCGGCATGCCTCTTTGCTGAACGCTAGAAGTAGGAGAGCCTGCTCCCATCGATGTTCTATTCTGAGGGCTGGCTGGTCCGCTTGGTGTACGAATACCTGCTCCTTCTCCACCCGGCTGACTCATACCTACTTGTCTAGCCATCTGTGCTGCACCTTGCGGACTTATGTTGCGGCCCGGCAAAGCGCCCGGAGTGCCCATTCCTCCGCCCATTCTCATACCGCCCATTGGCATTCCGCCCATGCCCGGTGGCATTCCGCCCATGCCCGGTGGACCCGGAGGAGGTTGTTGATTTGGGTCAGGTTGTTTGTAGATGAAACGGATGTCTCGGTTAGCATCTTGGTTTAGCGTAGGCTGGTAGCCCAACATCATCATGCGCTGTGCAATGTTAACTTCCATTTCGTCACGACGCAGCCGAGTAACTTCGTCTTCTTCTTCATTAGGATAAAGCGTCAATTTCCAATCGGTTACATCCATTTGCTCGGACATGCGTGGGAATAGATGGTCTGTGTAAACTTTATGACCAAACTCAACCGCTCGGTTAGTAACAAGAATCTGCATACCTTCATTGTTTAATCCACCGGATTTACCAGTGTCCATCATAAACACATTAGACACTCCATAGAATGCAGCAATCCTTTGTCTCATTTCATCACGAGCAGGTATGTACTGCATCTCTTCAAGGCTGTCCATCAACTTAACCCAGTTGACTCCACCTTTACCGCTACCTTCTGTAGCAATCTTAGGAATGTAATGTGGGTCACGCTCTAACTTTTCATCAGTAGATTTCCAAAAAGCCTTCATAGACTCAAGGTTGTCAGTGTTGATGCTAAGTATTCCTCTAGGGATTCTGCGCTTTGAGTAGGCAGTATACATGTAATTATCCATCGCTGTCAAAGTCATAGCCTGTCGCCAAAGTGTAGAAACAGGAGAGCGACCATACAACTTAGATGGATTATACTTACTAACATGGATTACTTCTCCTTTCAGATAGTATTGTGTTTTACCACTACCTGCTGTATTAACATGGTGTACATCTTCTAACTCATGTCCACAAATGTCACAGGTTTTTTCTTCTTGGCTGAAAGACTTCACTTGGTCACGGTGCACTGGACAAACTCTGAATCTACCGCCCCTTACTCCACGCTTATCTGCAATGATACGCATAAAGATAGGGTCTCCTCTAACTAACTCCTTTACTCTGTAAAATGAAACTTCGTTAGTTTCAGGGTCAATGTAGTACTCTTTGATTAGAATTAAGAATGCATCGTCTGTGATATTCAAGTCATATTCTATTTCTCTCAAGACATCCATAAAGGACTGCTCCATAGAATTGCGTTGCTCTAATAACCACTTAGGGTATACTAGTTGGTCCGGCTCAGGGTCACGGACTTCTCCGCCACATTCATCGCAGGTTTCAACATCGTGTTGATATTCTTTATCACACTGTACGCACTTTTTGTGAAACTTCTTTTCCCAATAGTAACCACGGCGAAAGATTTCTTGCTGAAGAGTAGAAAGTACAGTTCTAAGAATTAGGTTTTCTTGAGACACTGCATAAAGTGCAGGTATAGTAATACCTTGTACAAGCACGGGCTCTTGAATACCAGTAGTCCACAATGGCATCTGTGGTTCAGGTGTCCTTCTTCTTCTGAATGGACTTGCCATCGATTCTAGTATTCTACCTATTCTTCCTTTTTCTGCCATTACAAATCCTCCGCCCAACTTATTATAGTGTCTCTATCAATTCCCCACTCTTTCAAAGACTCTTCACCCTTTGTAGTACCGTCTCTGTTAGAGAACTGCACGAATCTCTTTAATTGAGTTTTGCGTAATGGGTCTTTTTCGCCAAGGAAGGCAACCACCGCTTTGGCCTGCCTATCTTTCATTCTAAGATGAGGAGTAATCTTGTCTAGTAATTTAGTCAAATCGTCTTTAGAATAGAAACTTACTCTGTGCTGACTGCGTTGACCATCCTTGTACACCTTTTGGTCAAGTTGTAAAACGCCTGCTCCGAGATTTTTGTGCAACTGCTCACAATGCATACGCCCTCTGTCACCTGTAGCGATGAAACCTGCACGGGGCTCTCCTCTTTCTGTGATAGTGATGTAGCCGTCAGCATCAAGGAAGCCCGCTGCATAAGCCCAAGGGTCTTTGATAATCAGTCCGTCTTTGGACAGACACATGTATTCGCCTTTACGAGGTGCTTTGATAATGTTAATCTCTTCACCATACATATTAAGTAACTTTGATAATCGATTAGAGTTCAGCCTAGGTACTCCTTTTTCAATGAGATTTCCTGTAATAACCCTAGCAGTCATGGCACCCTTTTCAGTCATTTCTTCTTTAGCAAGTTTCAACCACTTCTGCTGCTCTTTAGAAAGGGCATCAAACTGGTGCAAAGATGTTCTCCACATCTTTCTTGCATCTTGCTTTTGTTGCATAGCACCTACCCAAGCGTTCTGCTCTTCTTCGCCCCATACATCTTGAAACTCATCTAACTTAGAAAGAGAATCCTCTGCGCTTTGCCATAGATTGCAAGCCCTGACCAAACTAGATTTTCTTGTATTACCAAACAACCTAAGAGCCTTTAGGTCTTTGTCACTTATGCCCATCTTCCTCATAGTGTCATTATGGTCTTGTCCCCAATCTAATTTACTAATGGTGGCTTCCACTTCCATGCTTTTGAGTTTCCTTATACTGGAGATGATGTTATCGATTTCTCCCTTATCTTCTTTGAAAACTCGGCGAGCCTTTCTCAAGTCCCTGATAATACTGTTAGCACTTTTGCCTAGTTTATCTTCAAACCAACCGTCACCAGTAGGACAAAAGGGAGCATAGTTAACAGGAGAGTTATCTTCTACAATAATAGATTGAGACGCTATGGACTTCGCAACCCTTTCGTCAACCAAAGGGTGGGACAATAAACTACTAGCAATAGTCGTCATAATGTCATGGCCCATGTCGACCAATCGATTTGATTCTCCTACACTAAGACTTGCCCACATATGCTTCTCCACTTTTTGGTGTCATTTAATACTTAGGCTACGAACCAGTCAACTCCCGCTACTCTGCTCTGAGGAACATCCCCAAACCATTTATCGAATCCATCGAGATAATCGTCAAGCATAACTATGCTACCCTTGAACTCTTTAGTAGCCCAATTAGCCAATGCTAAGGACATAGCCAAGTCATCGTGAGTACCCACGGACTCTAAGCGCCCGTTCTTCTGCATACCGAATCTACTGAGTTGAGTTTCTAATATACGAGTAAACTCTTTGCTCTTTTCATTACCCCAAGGTGTCTTTATCTTACCTTGCTCAAATGCCATGAGTAGAGACATAAACATACTCTCTTTCTTCTGACGAGTGGTCATGAAAGTTTTGATAGGAATATCGTCTCTCATTTCTTTCAACTCGGCTTCAAACATTCGCTGGAAGTTGTTACCTTCCAACTCAATCAAGTCAGGTCTAAATCGACTGTTGAGTAAAATAATTTGGCGCTTCTGCGCTGCGCCTCCAAGTCCTTTTTCATTAAGCATGTAAATCAACTGCTTCTCTTCGCTATCAGGTAACATGCGTAGCAAACTCATTGCAGTGTAATCTGCATTGGCGTCAGAGGCAATTGCAGGGTCCCAGCCTATGAAGTGCTGACCGAATACTCCTTGAGATTCGCCTTCTTCGTCAAACTGTTGCTCAGCCTTGTCTAGTAAAATCAAGTTCTTGTCCCTTGCTTTTTCTAACATAGCCATTGGGAACATACTGCTCAGGTCGTGTATAGGTTCGCACAGGTACTCACGAGCGAACTTAATCGCAGGCATAGACTCTTCACGCTGTTTCAAAGCGTCAAGAGGCCAACGGCTAGGCCAAAGTGGTTCACCGTTAGGTAGAATAGCCGGATAAGTTTCGACTTGGAATGTATCTTTGTCCTCCAATTCTGCGTACAAGTCATTGTAACTGAAAGGTGTACCGACCATCATGAGTCGACCTGTGTGATGCAGAACCGGAAGTAAAACTGTATAGAACCAATCAGCCGCTCGTTGTAGTTCTCCTGTTGTGGTACCCCAAAGAATATCGTCACATACTACGACATCAGGGTGGAAACCACGAGTTGCACCACCAACGGACTTAGCCATCATACGGCTACCGTTAGTGAACTCAAAGTAAGACTTAGCCCAAGGTTTACCCTGTGGCTTCAAGTCTTTTAGAATGTCAGAGGTTTCTATGTTATTTCTGATAAATCTCATGTGCTCAAGTGTCTGCTCAAGCGAATGGCTGAATACCATAACATGCGTATTGGGATTGAATGCCGCTATCCAAAGAGCATAGGACATGAAGAATACAGACTTACCGTGGTCACGACTCGCTTTGACACAGTAGTATCGATGGCCGTTTAATCCATCCAGCCACTGCTTGTGATGGTCGGAGAACTCAAATCCCAAGATTTCAGTGAAGAAGTATTCAAATGATTTCTTGGACATCTGTATGTCCATGTCCTTGACCAGTTCATCGACTCCTCCCACATCTCATCACTCCTATCTGTAGTAAAACGCCATCATCTTGAGTAACCGGAATGCCATGTCCATCGGCTCACCAGTCATTAGAGCATTGGGGTCGACATAATCAGGGAATGCATTTCCAAAGTCTAAATTGTTTTGGCCTTCGTAGGCTTGGTTCATTGCTATTTCAGCAGTAAGCCTATTTATTTTTTCAGCCTCTAAGTCTGCTCCTCTTTGTCTTGCGCTTCTGCCATGAGAAGTATCTGCAAAGAGAGAGCGTGTCGGGCTTTGTCCTTCGGGATAGATTGTACCTTGCCCTTCCCGTGCAGGCCTAGAAAACGCTGGCCTAGAGTTAAGATTCATCGCTGCTTCTGCCGCTTTATCATCTGCTGCGATTTCTTGCGAGGCACCAGCAGCAACTGGCTGAATCATATTCACTGCCCCCATACCCATTTCGTCTATAGTATGAACATCGTTACCTGCAGCATCTACTCCACCTTTTACACCTGTGGTGTAATCGTCAAATAATCCTCGCTGCGTTGTATCATCAACAAGCACCTGATTACTCTTAGGATTCAGTTGTTGCTGTATTGCAGCCTCTTGCTCAGGGCTCATAGCGTCAAGCGGGTTACCAGTCTCGGCACCAGCAAGTGGATTGCTGGAATCGGTAACATTCACTTCACCGGGACCCGGTATTCTGTTCTCAGATGTTGCCGCATTTATTACATTACTAGCAGCAGAGGTGCTTGTACCTTCAGTCCCATCCTCCCTAGGAGAGCCACCAGTGACCTGTACTTTTCCTCCTACTATCGGTTGACCTCTATATGTAAGTCGAGAGCCGCCCTTATTCTGTTCACGAGGCATTCTTGCAAATTGTCTACCCATTCTTTCAGTAGGACTGCCTCTCATATCATACGCCGCTTTTGTGCCGACGCCAACGAGTCCTCCGGTCTTTTCACCAAGTCCTCGGCCAAGTGCAGAACCTGTCGCTGCACCTGAAATTGCACCTTGTAACAGCGAACCGGCTGACCTGTGCCTACCTGTAAGGGTACCTAGTGCACCTAATCCGCCACCAGCAAGCGCCCCTGCACCACCAAGTATTCTCACAGGTAGACTTTTCTTTTTACGAGGCGCTCCTCCCCCTCCTCCGGTAAGTACCATTTGAGCCGGTCCTCCGCTAATTGGGAATTGAGGCTGTATTGCCTTAACAAGTACCTCGTTTGACTTTCTAATTACTTTCACTTTATCTTTCATATCAATTGCCTCCGAAGGCTACTTTGACTGCCTTTACAACCTCAGGTTGTACATTCCACTGGTCGGCAATCTTGTACCAGTCTCCTTGACTTTGATAAAGTCCGTGAACATCTACACTAGTGAGTCCTAAACTCTTAGCAATAATCTGAACATCCCAAAAAGAGTCGATTGAAACTAATTTGTTAGGAAGCATCTTTGTAATCGTCGGGTCTTGTCTAGCGTCAAGTACCTGAACCATCTCTATCTTTTTCATAATGTCGTCTATGCTAGAGACTGTATCATTAGAGCGTTGCACTAGCGCACCTGAACCTATGTCAAATGTACGCTGAGCAGGGTCTGTACCAAGCATTTGGTGATATTGCTGCTCCAAAGGAGAAGCCTGTCGAGTAGGATATGCACTAGCCATTGCTGGTGCTGGAGGAGTGTAACGGTCAAACAATGTTCGCTGAGCAGGGTCTACAGGCGGTGCAGCAGGCGGTGCTGCTACAGGTGGTGCAGCAGGCGGTGCTGCTACAGGCGGTGCTGCTACAGGTGGTGCAGCCTCTTCTTGCCTTTCACCTTCACCTACAGGTGCCATCAGATGGTTTCCAATAATAACACGCTTACCCCAATGGTCGGGTATTTCGTGATGCGATTCCATCATATCTTCAGGTAAACCAGTTGCTGCTCTTCCTGTCGGTAAGTTAATGCTGTCCAAAGTAAATGCTTCGTGACCACTTTGACCAAGCATAGCATCAATCAAAGTCTCTGTCTTTTCTCTTATACCTTCTTCTTCAGTGAACCTAGAGTTAGTAGAAGCCTCAGATTCACGCATTCTTCTAACTGC